TGAGCCGCCCTGCTTGCCCACCAGTCAATATGAGTTGCACCCACCCACATATTCGGCCCATCTGCAAGATAGTTGTCATAAAAAGATTTTTTGATTAAATAGCCATCCACCCCGCCGCATTTTTCCCCTGTGCCAATCTCTATTCTTTTTAAACCCACAACATCCAAGGATTTATTTTTAGTCACAATATTTGCTGGGCTTAAGAGAAGTTCACAATCCGAGTTAATCCATCCAAACCATTCCCAAGACCCGCCCATTCTTGCGGTAGCCAACATTTCGTTGAACCTTGGGCGGGGATGACCGGGAATAATGATTGGCCTTATTTCAGGAAACCTAGAAATTGACGAAAGAAAAAGATTCTGGGCAAGGACAATCCTTGAGTCGCCATTATTTAGAAAAGCCGTGATAATGTTCATTTAGTTAAATGGGCAACGGATATATGGGGATGTTTTGCCAAGACCGCTCTTTCCTTTAGGACAAATCCAAGTTCGTTTGCCCATTCCAAAAATGACTTTTCAATATGCGGGCCGTGAAGCTCAATGCAAAGTTCCTCTACAAAGGGCAGTTTGGGCAAGCCAAGAAAAAATCTTTCCGAACCCTCAATGTCGCATTTGATGATCTGGGGCTTTGAGTCAATAATATACCCAAGGATTTTTTCTGGTGAATCTATCGAGTCACAAATAAATCTTCCTTGTGGAAACTCTGTTTCAAACTGCTCAATATCAGGAGCATAGAAATCAACGCCTAGATAGGCTGACGGTTCTTGTGAGATAAAATAGTGGGGGGTTCCAAGCTTGTTTTTTCTTGTTTCCTCAATGTCCACTTCGTTGTAAGCACAACCAAAATCAAGAATGGATTTGTTTTTGCAATTCACCATCCACCAATGATTCTCCGGCTTTTCGCTGTAAATTTCCCTCATTTCTTTTTCTTGCCATATTGGGCGTATTCTTCCAATGCCTTAACAATCACATACTCAATCACGGCCTCACGATCATATTGTAATGCGAGCATCCCGCACTCATAAAGTTTTTCCCCCGTCTTTTCGTCATACTCAATATCAAGTAGCACGAATTTTTTTTTGCAGGGCCGGGATTTGCCAAAGGTAATTTCTCCAATTTCCTTGGTATCATCACCTTCTTCGATTCCCCTAACTCCAATGATTTGCTTTTCTTTTTTCATAAATGGCTTTTCCTTTTGCATAATTTTCGGGTTTGTTATGGTTTTTATGGCGGTCGTCCCCTTCCTGTCCATAAAAAATCACATTTTCGTGCAGAAAAGTGATGCTTCGTGCCTCAATCACAACATTGTCCTCATAAGCCCTGTCGGTGAACTCGTTGTCGGAATATAGCCCGTCAGCCTCTTGGTAGTCGGGGTGGAACATATGCCCCTGCTTCAAAAGCCTCTTTTGCGTTAAAATTGCCATACAGAGGAGTTTGTCGGTTCGATGCCCATCAGATATTGCCAGCACCTTCTCCTCATTTGTAGCCCCAATTGCGCTTAAAATTAGGGCATCCCAATATCTTGGCGGAGTCCAGTCGTCCGACATTTGAACGACAACATCCCCCTTGGCTTGTTTGGCTCCGTGGTTCCAAGCGTGAATGATGCCACCGGGGTTGGCTCGAATGGCTTGGTGCGGCGTGTAGTCTTGGGGGTCATTGTGATCCACCACAAAAATCCACTCCACCTCAAGGGGTTTTTGGGCAAGCATGAGCCATTGTTGCCTCCTTTGCCACGCAAGTTGCACCCTTCCCCTTGTGGCGTGAATGATTGAGATTTTGGGGGCAGGTCTGGCCTTTCTTATCTTTTCGGCCTCATCGTGCTTGTTCATGCAGACGCTCGCCGTCTCGTATAAGTCCATTGATTGCCATTGATAGATTGACTCGACCAAGTTCCAATAATGTTGAGTTGGTCTTGGCAGGCTCATGGCGGCACGGATCGCCCCCCAAACCTTCGGCCATTTTCCGTGGGCGGAATACTCAACCGCAATCCAATAGTGGGCTTCCCTTCGGTCTGGTTGGCAGGCTATCGCCTCCCCCAAATAACGGAGTTTTTCCTGGGTCGTTGGGGCGCACCTTCCCATGTTGCACAGAACATCGTAGCGAAGCGTGTCTTCAAGCTCTGGAAACTGAACCGCAAGCTTTCCAAACTTAAGGCACTGCGCCCAGTTCTGGGTCAAAAAATGCTCCTGTTGCGTGTAATAGAGGCCGTTGGGGGTCGGTTCAAGCACATCCCTCAAAATGGCAAAGTTCCTTTCCGCAGAGGTCTTTTTGTAGCCTTTTGGGTTATGCACCCTTACAACCTTGTCCACTCCGTAAATCTTGGACTGATCCTCGGCAACCAGCATTTCATGGACTCTGTTCCTCCATCGGCACTTCCCCCTCAACGAACACATTTCCCTCAAGGGAATCAGCCCTGCATTGGCAACATTATATCGAAAAGCGATAAGATGTGCGCCCCTTTCCTCGGCTTGGGTTATCGCCTCGTCAATAATCTCCCCCGCCCCCGGTTGCATCTCGTCATCCGCATCAACCCACATTGCCCACTTCTCGAAACAGGCCTCAAGGGCGGTATTCCTTGCGGTTGCAAAATCGTCTATGTGCGGCCAATCAGTCCTCTTGTTTTCGTAACGAACCACTTTAGCCCCCGCCGCCAATGCGATTCTCTCCTCCTCGGCTGTCGAAGCTGACCCGCCAGCAAGGCAAACAACAAACTCGCTTGCAATTGGTTTGAAACTTTGAAGAACTCTGGAAAGATATTCGCCTTCATTGCCGCCAACAATCAGGTAGACAGACAGAGGATTTTTCACAAGGATTTCATAAAAAAGGGGGCTAGAGTTTTTTAGGCTCTAGCCCCCATCGGTTGTTAATTTTTAAGCAAAGCTGGTTGTGATTCTTACCCCCGCATTTGCATCAATCAGTTTTTCGCTGGTGTTCATGCGGACACGCAGAACATTGGAACGCCTCGCCTCGTCACGATAGCTTTCGGAGACAAAGCCCCCGGGAGCATCCGCCGACCAGACCAAGGTGCGCCCGATTCCGCCAGCCGTGAACTGGCCGCTCTGCACATTGGCAACGGTGATGAAGGCGTTGGAGAACACAAACCCGCCGGAGTAGGTCTTGTTTTTGTTGGCTGAGTTGATGGCCGCACGGGCGACCAAAATCTTGCCAACTCCCAGAGCCGCCGCAATCTCGGCCTCGGACAACAGCCGCCCCCCGGTGTCGGAGATAACCCCGAAGAACTGGTTTTGGAGCTTGGTTGTCCGGCGGATGCGCTCGAACACAGGGGCGGACATGATAACCGTGTTCGCCTCATACCCAAGCTTGTTCAACTCGGTGCGGGCGTTGGCGACATCTGCGGCCACATCAATGGTCGCGAGATTCGCATTGGTATAAGCGGCGGTGGGGGACTGGTCAGCCGTGGTGAAGGGGGTTGTTGCGGCATTCACGATGTCCTGCACACGCTTTTCGTGACCAAGCTTGATTTGGCGAAGGAGGAACCGGGCCGAGGAAGCTTCCAGATCAAAGAAGCGGTCGGCATCGGCCTTGAATGCATCGTCAATCAACTCCTCAAGCCCAAACTCGAGCGTGTCGTAGGTATCCGTCCCAAAGGAACGAATTGCTCTGGCGTAGCCCGAGCCAGCGTCACGAACCTTGGAGTCGCTGTTAAGAAGGTCGGCCTGTGCCAACTGCACCTTGAGATATTGTCCGCTTTTTGCGGGAACGGGCAGAAGGGGGAAGATGTCCGCCCCGACCAATCCCGCATCGCCGTTGGGGGCTTCAATCAAAGCCTGATTGATGTCCGCCCGAATCGTTGTGCCTCCTGAGATGTAGCTCATTTTTTTGTCTTTCCTTGTTGGTTAAATTTTTCCCTAGAACAGCGGCACGGCAATTTCAATGACTGCCGAGGTTGCGGTTGCGGCCTCCAGGGCGATCCCGGCGGTCAAAACATTTGCCGCAAGGGTCGTCACTTGACCACTCGCATCAAACTTCACAACATCCCCGGGAGCGGCTGTGCCGCTCACGGTCGCAAAGAAGGTGGGATGAAAGAGCTTTACGCTTGCGACTCCCCCGGCGGCGGTGTCATCAATGGTTGTCCCGATTGCCTTGGTCGCCCCGGTCACGGCCACTTCAATCCCGCCAGCCGTTGTGGTGGAGGGTTGGACAAGGCGAAAGGCCGAAATGGCCGAGGAGGTTGTGAAGGAGCGGAAATTTCCGTCAATGTTTGTGCTCATTTTTTTGTTCTTTCGTTAGATTTTGTTGATGCCACGGCTCAAGGCCTCGGCATATTCCTTGGGGTTCGAAAGCATCACGGCTTTCATGGCCTTGAGCTTGGAGGTTCCATAGTCGGCGTGAGCCGCAACAAGTTCCTCAAAATTCTTGGGTTCCTCTTTCTTTGCGGGGGCTTCCTCGGCAACCGGGGAAGCGGCAATGGGCTTGATCCCAAACTCGGTCAGCACCTTTTTGATGACTTCGGACATCTCCTCGTCTTTTTTCTTGTCGCCATAGTGCCTGTTGGCGTTCACAACTTCCCCGGACTTCTCGTCCTTGGACTCTTCCTTGTCATGCTTGCCAAGCTTTTTGTCCTCATTGTTGTCGTCTTCATCCTTGGGTTTCATCGCCTCTTCCAAGGCGGCGAGACGAACCTTGATTTCGTCCATGTCTTTCTTGAGGTCGGTGTTTTCCATTTCCCTTTTCTCCTTTGTCAAATTAAGGTCGGGAAGATTGTCCCCGACTGGTTTATTTTTTTCCTCGGCACGGACGCATGATCCGGGTTCGAAAGGCTTGACCCCCTTGGCGGGCTTGTAACCCGGCCAACATCTATCAGCAAAGTTTTTCATGGCAAAGGCAAGCATTTCCTCAAAAAGTCCGTTGGTCGCCGCAGGGCTTGAAACAAGGTCGGCGGAGGCGATGCTTTGCGGGCGGATGAACTTCTTGCCGTCAATCTCCTCGCTTTCATTCACAAAGGCCAGCGATACTCCAAACTGGTCGGGGGCTTCCGAGGCCATCTCTTTGATAAGGCCAAAGTGGGGGGAGTTACGCAAAAGCCGCAAGTCGGCAACTAGCTTGTCGTTTTCAATTCTTGGGTTCCGGGCAAATCCAACAACGGCATCAAGACCACTCCCGTGGTTCATCTTAACCTTAACGCCATTCTTGGCCTCCTGCATCAGTTCAAGTGCCGTCTCAAGGCTTTCCTCATCAACAAACAAATCGTGTCCTTTGGCCTCGCCCACCTCAAGGATTGAGACCCCGGCCAGTTCAAGCTCATCCATCTCCTCCTCATCCCTATAGGTGCGATAGGCAACCGCCGCCCTCTGGGATTCATCTGGGAAGTCGTTTATTGCCTGCGGATTGCCCATAAACCTAGACACAAAATCTGCCTCGGCTTCATCGGCCTTGGGCGTTGGGAGGGGCATAGATTTTTCCTGTATGTCAAAGAAGGTCGCCATCGGCCTTGCGGTAGGATTCTTTGACCTCTCCACCGCCAGCCATCTTTAGGAATTTGTTCACCCTAGCCATCGCCCAAGCGTTGCGGCTATTGGGCTTGCCCCCCGTGATGGTCGGCCTGAAGCTTGTTGAGAACGCCCCTGCCCCCCGCCTAAACACTTTCTTTAGAGTGCCGAGAGTAGGGGCTTTCCTGTTGGGATGCTTGTCCTTGAACTCGGCAATTTTGTTTTTAAGCGTCTCCTCGTTCTGTTCTGAAACTTCAATGTCGCCAGCCTTGGAGCGTGTCGCCGCCGTGCCTTCTGGGTTTTGTTTGGAGCCTTTGATGCGCTCCTTGGGCGGGGCGGGGGTTGAGGCGGCTGACTTGGGGCCGGGACGGGCAAGTTCCTTTTCCTTGTCCCTTGCCTCCATCTGCCCGACAACCTTCCTTGCCCAAGCATAACCAGCATCGCCGCCCCATCCATTCCAAGCTTGCCAGCCCTTTCCCTGCTCATCCCAAGTGCTTCCCTTCTTATCAACTTCATGTCGATCAAAGAATGCTTTCATTCTGCGAACGGTATCGGGAGAGAACTTCACCCCCTTGATCAAGTCCCTTGCCCTTGCCAACCCAACCGCAGTCATTCCCTTCTGGCTTGCGGGTTTCTTTTCCCTCACATCCAAGGCTCGTTTGGCGGCTTCCCTTGCTCCCTCTGGGGGAGTGAAGTCAATTCCATCATACTTGCCCAACTCAATCCCGCCCATCATCCCGGCGATGAGCATTTTCAACTCATCGGCGTTTAGGTTTTCCAATACCTCTAAACTACTTTTTTTTTGAGCCTCGTCGCTGGGGGCTTGCGGGGTTGTCGGTTCGCTTGGCGTGGAGTTTCCGCCCGAATCCTGTTCTCCTTGGTCTTTGGCGGCGGCCTGTCTCTCCTCCTTGGTTGTGGGGATGATGTTGCCTTCCTTGACCCCGCCCATGATGGCTCTTGCCTGTTCTGGCGTAATTATCGGAAATGCCGCCGTGATGACGGAAACTGCCCCATCCTTGGTTAGCGCACCAGCGGCCACTGCATTGATAACATTGATAAGGCTTGCGACCTGTGCCCCATTCAGGGAGATGTCGGCAACCGCTTGGGCATCTCCCCCTTGTGCGCCCTCTTGTGATTGTCCCGCCCTCTGCGCCGCTTGCTGGGCATAGACAAGGCTTTCAACGATGTCGGAGATAGCCACAGCGGGAATGTCGTATTCGTTGGAAAGTTTTTTGATAAATGCGGCCTCTTGCGCCCTCTGCCTTAAACTGCTTTCGAAATCCAATCCTCGCTCCGCATAAATATCGGCGGCGGTTCGGAGTCCTGTCTTGAACTCTGAGATGGCACTTGCCGATTCCCTGCCTAGGTCAATGGAGACATTTGCGCCAAAATTAAAAATTCCCCTTGTAGTTTGCGTTCCGGCATCCCTTCCAATAATTCCCCTTGCAACTGCATCGGCCAAGACGATGTTCTTGATCGGGCGAAGCACCTTGTCGTTGAGCAGATTTTGATATCGCCGGAAAGTGCGCCCTGCCTGTTGCATCTCAAGGCGGGCAGTCGGGCCGGACATGGCCGAGGGATCAACCGCAAAGGAGTATGGGATGCCAAGGCCAAGGCAGATGTTCCGCAT